ATTACGATTATTGCAACAATAGCTGCCTTAATCCAATCTTTCATCGACCATTCAGACCACTCTTTTAAATGATCCCATAAATCTCTGATTAAGTTCATAGTTCCTCCTATTTTTTAAAAAATTTACTTGCACCTTTTATTCCAAATGATGCACTAACAATTACACCTAAAGTATATTTGTACCAATCTGGAGTTTGTTGTAATGCTGTAAAACCTCTTTCAACATATTCAACAGTAAAAGGAATAAAACAAAGCAATAAAGGTATAGAAAAAAGTATTGTTAAATATTCATCTTTCCAAGATCCTTCAGCTTGTTTAATTGCTTGTATATCCCACTCTACTTCGCCAGAAATTTGCTTGTTTAATAATTCAGTTTCAGCTTTTATTTTTGTTAATTTTTGTTCAGACTTTAATCGTTTACTTTCTATTACACCTTTAACAACATCTCCTCCTAAATTTAAAAGAGGTTTAATTAATAGATTTAACATAAAACACCTTTAATTTGATGATAGTAAATATATAGATTGCAGAATTCTATTACGACTAATGCAGTAAATAGTGTTGTTATAATTATCTTCATTTTATACTCTCCAATATCTCGCATAATGCCGAAACTCTGTTAGTGGCTTGATTTCGATACCACAGGCTGTTTTTTAGCTCAGATGATGCATCAGTCCACCGACCTTCGTTAAGGTGTCCTATGGTCAATTTAAAGGCTGAAAATCCTTTAGCACCCAAAACAAAACAACATTCAATCGCTATTTCCTTTGCTTTTGAATGTAATTTATCAAAATCGGTTACTCGCTTTGCACCATCAACTGCTTTGTTAAAATCTTCTAAAAAAGTCTGTTCTAATTCTTCTTTTGAATATTTTGTTCCTTCAACAAATTTATCTGTTGCAGTTATAAGATGACCATATCCTATTGTTTTTTTTCCTAAACTATCCAGGTATATTGTATCTCGATATCCTTCGTGAATTTTTATTCGTTCTTTAAGTTCTTCAAATTCCATAAATCCTCTTTCTTTCGTATTTCTTCTTTTAATTTTTCTAAATACAAACAAGCATCCATCAACTCTTCTTGCGTGTCTAATATCCACTCATTTAAAGTTTTATCAGCTTGATCCATTGTATTACCAAACTTTTTTATTCCAGACTCACTCCTAGCTGCCATTCGGTTTATAACTTTTTGAACTAAAGGATCGTTAGTGTTCATAATTTACCTGTCCACTTTCCATCTACTATTGGCATACTGTGAATAGTTGGGGAACTATCAGTTATACTTGCAACACTTATAATAGGTCGCTTAATAAAGTTTTTGCCATACTTAAAAGCCTCATGTTTTGGATTTATACTGCATCCAGTACATAAAGAAAAATTTAAGGCTGTGGGTGATGACCAATATTCAATAGACGATTTAGTATGTTGGTGACCTGTCACTAGACTCATACCTAATTCTTTCGAGCTACTCAATACATTTGTTTTAAAATTATGTGTAAAAAAGACCGGATTTTTATTAGGAAGATTCATGACTATTTTATCATGCCAAGTCCATTTCCACTTTTTATTTATTTCTAAAATGTCATTTATATCTCTAAGAAAAGAGTTTGGTATTAAAGATTTTTCTGCAAGTCTTTGAATTCTAATATCGTGGTTGCCATTTAATATTTTAAGAGGACCTGGAAATATTTTATGTAACTTTTGGATGCACTTTATTGCATCTTTTATTTCGTATTTAATGTTTGGTAGTTCTGCACTATGTAAATGCTGACTTATTGCGTGAAAATCAACTAGATCTCCAATGTGAACAACCATAGTTGGTTTTACTTTTTCTTTGATTTTTTTAATCCAATCAAAATATTGTGGTATTTGATAAGGAAAATGAGTATCACTCAATATAAGTATAGATTTTGTATTCATACTATCCTGCTGTTGTAGCTTAGTGGTAAAGCACTTGCTTGGTAAGTAAGAGATCGAGGTTTCGATTACCTCCAACAGCACCACTAATCTAATAGTTTAAAGAATGTATAAATTGCTCCTAAAACTGATCCTATAAAAATGGCTGTGCGTATTGCACCTTTGCCTGTTGCCATTTCTTGTTTTAATTTCATTACTTCACTTCGGTTTTCTTTTACCTCAGATTTAATTTCATCTAAGGTTTTACAAATTTGTAAATATTGATTTTCCCACTCACTCATTATGCAGCTGTGTTGTTCATTGTGGTTAATGGAAAGGAATTAAAAGGAATACAATAAGCATCTGTAATAACTCTATTTTTATATTCTTGTTCTTTATTATCGTATGCTTTCATATATTCCTTTTTTGCTGTCAAACATTCTTGTTCTGTAAAATATATAACAGCATTATATTTAACTGAAGGTTGGTTAGGTATTGATAATAACATCAACAATAAAAAAATCTTAGTCATTCTTCTTTTTAATTCCCTCACACTTTTCTCTTACATCTGAAAAATGATCTGGTAATTCTAATCCTTGATACCTGCCACAAAGTTTAAGTAACTCTAATTGCTGTTTAAGTCTTTCATTTTCTAAAGTTAAACTAATAGACTCTTTTGTGCAGGTAGATTGTAATGGATAAGTAAATCGTATTCCTACTTTACCACTATCGCCAAAATAATCTGAACTAGATGAAGTTCTTTGATCGTAGTCGTATCTATCAAGCTCAGTATAAAGTTCTATTCTTCCTCTTTCGCAACTTGTATAACTATTTAGATATTCATTAACTGCTTGGCTCTGACTTGTAATAGCAGAAACTATGAGTATAAAAGTTAGTACCAAAAATAAAGTTCGCATTAGTACCCACCACTTAATTGTCTCTCCAAGTCTTTCATGTCATACTTAAATTGTTGTATAGCATTTGAGTTTGTTCTAACTATTTCTTCTAAGGCTTGATATTCTGCTTGGCTTGATGTTTCATACATAAGTTTCTCCATCGCTTGACCTTTAGCTTCTATTCTGCCAACCCATGTATTTAAACTTGTCATTTCTTTTAATAATTCTTCTCTAGCCATTGAGTAATTATCAGAATTAACATTAGTTTTTTCAGTATAAATTTGATGTATGTTTTCAATATCTTTTCTCAACATCATTATTTCTTTTGTTGAGTCATCAATTTGTGTAGTTAATTTATTTGCATAATTTAAAGTTCCATAAGCTCCTGCTAACACAGAAAGAACAATCGGAACTGAAGCTAGATATTTTAACATTTAATTTTGTATGGCTAAGATTATTGATCCACCAATAAAACTAACGAGGTACATTGTAATAATTATTTCCATAAATCTCCATTGTTAAAAAAAAGCAATATCCAAACATTAATATTTGTCCTCTATAATTTTATATATTTTCATGTCACCTTCTGCATCTGGTCTTAACTCTGCTTTGACTTGACCACACTCATAGCGAATAACATTAGTTCTTCCTTCTGCTAAATTTCTCTCAGCTTCTCTTTTAGCTTTTAAACAATGAGATAAACCATCAGTTATCATGTGTCCGTCTAACGAGCCATTAACAAACATACAAAGACTAAAAACTGTTTCAATGACTCCCATTATTCCTCACTTTATCTTTTAATTGCTCTACATCGTTTTGTAATTTTTCAACTTGAGTTTTTATAAAATCAATATTTATGTTTAATGACTCAATAGTTTCTATTTCTTTAGCCATATCTTCATTTTGACCTGCTAACCATTCTGACAGCATATATAATTCTTGATTAACAGGAGTTTGCTCTGCCTTTTTTAAAAGGTCAGCTTCCATTAATTGTCTTGCTGTTTCAAGTTGGGTTAGCCTAGTCGTAAGATCGCTGTAACCTAGAATTCCAATTCCTATCGCCATAATTAAAGCGATTAGATTTCGCATTGGCATTGAAATTGCCGTGTTGTCTGATATTTTCATTTACCACAAACACAACTTCCATTACAGCCACAAGGATTAATCATAGTTTATCCATTTCAGCTTTTACTTTAGTCCATGTAATCTCTGAATGAGGATTAGTTGTAGTTGTTATAGCTTCATTATCACTATTAGCACCAGTTACCCATTCGACCTTATTAAAATTTTCTTCCGTTTCTATAGGGGTTTCCCAAATCATTTGAGTATTAGGTCGTAATATTTTTACTGCTTCAAAAAATTTATCCATAAATTATCCTGCTATTTCCATTAAAACACAAGTAGAGTAAGAGCCATGATTAGGTATAATAGTTACTCCACTACTTGAACTTAAAAGTTGAAGTTTATAAGTACAAGCATCAGTAGTATTTGGAGAAGATAAATATATTAAACCCATACTTTGATTTGGTTGAATACTTACCGAAGCACCACTATTATAAATTCCACCTTTTTGATAAGTTAAATCAGTATATGAATTACTACCTATTTTTTGTACTAATTTAGTCATGTTGCG